AATTTCCAGTCGCCTGAAATATCAAAGTCATCTTTAAAGAACACCTTAAACTGAATAGTTCCCGTTAAACTTGTCTGCCCGTTATTCACACTCCTCCCGCTTCCTGTTTTCTGCAACTCAGCGTAAATATTATACGAGTTGGTTGTGCTTTCCACCCATCGGCCATCCGCATCTTGTGCAGATGTTCTTTGAATCAGTCTTATGGGTTTCATCATGCCAACCATACGTTTCTTGTATATTTATTCGCCAAAGTATTTATAAAAGTCTGTACCGCCGGGTCATCCCCCCTGTGCATATAGTAATAAGCACATGACCGCAGCATATCCAATTTTATCTCTGATGGCAATAATTCCAGTCCGGTTGTACCATAACCAGCCGTATAAGTTATTACCATATTATCATACAAAGGCTCTTTCAGATGCTTCCACATATTGCCAACCAAAGTACATTCGCTTTCAATATCATTGCCATCCTCATCCAAAGCCGCTGTTATTTCAAGTACAGGTCCATGCGGTAACTCAATCATTCCGCACTGGTTTGTTATAACAGCTTCTTTTGTCCGGGTAGCCGTTAAAGTCAATCCGCATATCTTTTCAAACTTTTCCCTGACGGCCTTAATGATTATGCCAATCAAAGTATCATCATCCGTATAAGCAAGCTCAGTGCCTCCAACTGCGGTAAAACCTTCAAGACGTAAGTAATCCTTTACTTCCTGAGCAGTTACAGGCTCTGTTATCGCCCCGGCTGTTTTGTCCTGAACGGATATGATTAAATTATTTGCCATCTTTCTTTTTGCGTTTTACTTTTTCGGTACTTATCGTTGGCATTTCAACCTTTTCAGCTTCAGGTTTTATCGCTATTTTTTCAGAAGGCGAATCTTCCAAAAGGTGAGCAATCTTACTCAATCTTTCTTCCGGCAGATTTACCACCTGGCCTTTCTCAAAGACTTTACCCGAATCGCTGAACTTTATTTTAGCTATTTTCATTTTTTACAATTTATGAGCATAGCCGGGACTTGAACCCGGCCCGCCCCTTTTAAGGCTTATGCTGTTTCTAACGCTGCTCTTGCATCAGAGAAATCACCATAATACAGGTAGTCTGCACGACCTGCAACAATGGTTATCCTTTCTTCAATAACAACGGTTACCATGTTTTTAATAGCATCATCTTCGTTCTGATCGTAAAAACGAACAGAAAAGCCAGCCCTTTGTCCAAGTGTCACTTTACTGAAATCGCCAATCAGAAATTTGTCTGATGTCATCGCAGTATGTGGCACCAAAGGAATACCAAAGATATTAGGAATGGCAATGTTAGGCGCACCAAATACATATGCTCCGCTTGTTGCAGATTCTTTTGTAAGAATCATTTTTGCATAATCCGAAGGATTGCAAAGAACCAGGTTAGGGCTAACTTTTGCGTTCCTTGCCTGTGTCCATGCGGCAACAAGTACATCGTAATTATTGGCCAGGTCAACTCCAAGAGCTAAAGAAGCCGGAGCAGCAAACGCTGTGCTATTTGTTGCAGTTGTTAAACCGCCAAACAAACCTGCACCAGCAACCTGATTTAACAACAGGTCATCTTCTTTTGCCAGCAATTCTTCAAGGCCAATCGCTGTAATTTCATTCTGTAACCATGCATTGTCAGCCAGCATTTCTTCAGGAATTTTGAAGTAATGCGCCACTTTGGTTACAGGTACAATCAGCTTCACATAGTCACGGTCTGATTGAGGCTTTGCAGCAGCCATAGAAACAGCAGTAGGCCCGCCTTCGCCTGCGTTATCACGAATAACGTAAGCTGAATCAGTAGCAATCGGCTGCACATTTACCACATTACGGATGTGGCTGATTTCGTAAGGCTTTCGGCCCACACCGCCAATCATGGTATTGCCGGCAAAAGTTTCTGTGCCTGAAGTTGTCAGGTTTCCAGAACCCATGTTACCAACCGCTTTTAGTTCAAGGCTTACCTGCTGACGGTTCTTTGTATAACCCTGGATATCTGCTTTCTTTTGCTCCATTGCTTCGCCCAAAGCATCTTTGAAAGATGTACCAGTTTCAGGTCCTTTCCTTTTTGATTGGTGAGCAATCAGTTCATCCAAAGCCTGCTGATTCTTTTTATCGGCTTCGTCTTTGGTTACCTGCCAATCAGTAACTTTTTTGATTTCCGCTTTGATTTCTGTCAAATCAACCGGCTTCATTTTTTCTTCCAGAGATTTTATTTGTAAAGCAATCTCTGATTTTGCTTTTTCTGTTAAGCTGGTTTCAAGCTGTGATTTAAGCTCTACCAACTGTTCTTGCAATGTCTTTTCCATGCTATTTTAATTTAGCGTTTTTAAAAATTGTTTAATATCGGCAACTGCTTTTTCTTCATCCGGCTGAGTGGTTTGTTCCGGCTCAGTGGTCAGGTCTATCATTGCCTGCTGCATCTGCTTTAATTCTATTTCAAGTAAATCAAATGTTTCATCTGAAAATGTCCCGTCCCTTAATGACTTTATCAAAATATCTATCCTGTCATTAATCTTCCTCACTTTCTGCTCAGTTTTCAACCCTGTTAAAGGAGTGTTCATATTGGCACCCCAAGCAGTTAAAGAGCTTCCTTCATAAAGTTTCAATTCAGTCAATTCCCTTGCTGCTTCGCCTTGCTTCCATTCATTCCAGGGCTTCAACTGATTGTATTTTACTGTTTGAAATCCTATTGAGTGTTCGCTTATTAATCCGCTGTCCACCATTTTAATAAAGTCAACACCTAAAGAATGAGTGCCTAACCTGCTTTCGTAATAAAGCCCTTTAGTATCTTCTTTCAGCACTTCAAGCACTCCCAATGGCTTACTGGAATCATGGTTAAGCAAATGTTTTATCCGGGGCTTGCTGGATTGCGGCCCGTTCTGTGAAATACTCTTTTGGAAAGCTCCCGGCTTAATAATATCACCATCTGAATCAATACTATTGAAGTCAGAAAAATATCCGGTAACGATTCCTTTTTTACCGTCAACATCTTTAATCTGCAGGCGAAGTGAATCGCTGACTAAAGAATCCTTGTATATGTATTTCTTTTCCATGTTATACTTCGTTTAAAAAGTTTGCTGAAGTTGTCTCAATTCAATCTCCAACATCTGGAATGTTTCATCCGTAAAATTACCACTTCGCATTGCCTTAATCATTATATCAATACGATTATTAAATTTATTTATTTTATCATATGCTTTCATTCCCGTTAAGGGCGTGTACATATTAGCACCCCAAGCCGTTAATGATGAACCCTCGTACAATTTTAATTCAGTCAATTCTCTTGCCGCCTCGCCTTGATGCCAATTTTCTTTTCCATGTTATACTTCTTTTAAAAATGCTTCAAATATTTTCATCATGCGTTTGTCGTTTTCCTTCAACTTCTTAAACTCCTTTCGTTTAAAAAATGCAACCCCACTCCCGCCGCCAGTTTGTGCCGGTGGCGTTGCTGTTAACATCACATTGTTTGCTAAAATGGTTAATAACATACATTTAGAAAATCATTATTCGTCTTAAATTCGTTGATGTTGATTGCAAGCAATACACCCATCTTACCAAGCCAGCACTGGATAATTTCTTAACCCAAATCTTATTCCCTAACAAAGCTGCACCTCCGAAATACCAATCAGAAGTAAAAGGAACAATCGTGTTATCCACTACTGAATATTTATAAAACCTTTGCGGGATTGCTGCCGTTCCTTCTTTGGCAATGATGATATTTTCGTAATCCCAAAAAGTGCTGTCACCTGTTGCGAATGTTTGCAATGCAGGTGAATAAGTAACGGCTGTCCACGCCCCTGCTCCTGCCGTACCGCCTGCAATATCAAATCTGTCAAGAACCGCCGTACCGCCTCGTAATGAATAAATGTATCTCCCGTCTTTTATGTCGGTAATATCAGCCCAAACTGCATCGCCTGTTTTACCTACAAAGTCTGCACTCATACCTGCTATTGGTGCGGCTGCTCTTGCTGTGGTAGGTGCAACAACTGCCCATGTATTAGCCGATATTGAATACTTATACATCGTTACGGCATTGTTCCCTAAAACATATATGGCATTTTCATCCCCTTCAATCTTATAAGTGCTTGTTGCATCCGGGTTTGTTGTCCATGCCGAAGCAACGGTTAATACAGTCCCATCATTATCTGTTATCCTTCTTATTTGCCCAATACCTGTTCCACCGGTTATTCGTACTTGTGAGTTAATCCATTGGTCTGCCGTCCATGCTTTTGTCGCATCGGTTAAAGTTGTTGCTGCCCCTGCTGATGCCGTTCCTGAATCGTAATAAGTATCTTTTATTGCCGGTGTAACCATTCTGCCGTCTGTTCCCCACGTTGCAGGTAATGTAGTTATTGATAAATTACTCCATGCAGCGGTGGCAATATCCCAACGTTTAAAAGAACCCGATGCCAAAGTTCCGGTAGCCAAAACAAAGAAGCTACCTGATGAAATCCTGAAAGTATCAGTATTAACAACTGCTCCGGGAGCAGCATTAAATGTTATTATCGTTGTTCCTGCACCGGCGGCAATTTCAATCGCTGTTATCGTTCTGCGTTGCCCTAAATTAGCTGCCGTACCTGATAAAAATTCTATTTCAGCACCAACAACTAATCCACTGATATTTGAAGTTCCCGCCGCCACATTCGCCGTTGTTGTACTTCCACCTGTTGCGGTAAACGTAACACTCCACGGGTGATAACAACCGCAAGCCCCGGCTACAAATGTTCCGGCAAAAGCACCTGATGTTATTGGTAAATAATCATCGTTTAAATGGTCGTACAAATAATGAACCGTACCAGATAGCATATATAAAGCATATCTGGATAACCCTGATTGGTCTGCCGCTACAAAAGAACCTGCTGCCGTTGCGGTAATCGCTGGCATCATTGTTTGCCATTCTTTACGATTTAAAAGCGGGATATTATTCTGCGCTTCTGCCATAAATTATCCGTTTGCGTTATTAATATTTGCCATTGTTGCTACTAAGTTGTTCATATCATGTGCCATTTCAGATGCCGGAATACTTGTTCCGAAATTCGTTAATGAACTTACTACTGTACTTGCCACCGTTGCCGTTACACTTCCTGAAATTGGTAATGTAGCTGCGTTTGGTGTAACTCTCAACCCCGGTGCTCCGCTGTTCATAGCCCCACCTAAAGGACTAAGTACAGCAACCAAACTTCCTAATGTTTCAATCAAACTATTAAGCGTTGCAAGTTGTGCTGTTTGTTCATCTTGCTTTGTTGCTGTCGCCGCCCCTGTTGCAAGTGGTACTACTGATAAACTAACTGGAACGGCTGCTGCTCTTAATTC